TACTTGACAATTGGTTGTTTGTATGTTGACTTGACAGTAAGTGGTTTGACCGGACAAAATATAAACTCAATAAATGTAATAAATTTAATACCAGGTTGTAATACACAGTTCTTTTTGAATAATAATACAGGAAACAGTGTTACTTTCAATTCAACACCTGCAGGAGCACAGACAATAAAGTCTAGCTTTGGAGGTTCAAAAGTAATTACTAGTGGATATACAGGGTTATTTACATTCAATTATGATGGAACTACAGTTTATGTAAGTGCTAGTTCGTTTAACTAAGGTATATGTTTACAAAAAAATATGAATAAAAAAGTTATAAAAATCACTGAATAAAAAAATAATTAATTATATTTTTTTATTTATATATTCTATCTACTTTCTAGTATAACCCTAACTATAACCTAATTATAACCCTAATCCTAACCTACTTATTCGTCCCAATAATCATCTTCTTCTCCGATTATTACATTATTACTTGCTAACTGTAACTTACCATAAATATCCAACAATAAATCTTGTGGTCCTGAACTTCGTGGTAACAAGTTCATGCCCCAGTTATATTCATAAGAATCCATTAACGGAAAACTCATAATACTTCTAGCCATATCTTCATATGTTACTTTTTGTTGCTTCAATCTTTCAAATACCTTCTTTTCATTCTCTTCAATAGAAGAGTTGTTTTCTGCACTCGCAAATAATAAACGAACAGCTCTTAATACATAATTTTCTTGTTGTTCTATTGTTGTGGGGACGGCATCATATGGTTCATAAGGGTTTTCGTCGTCTTCATCGTCTTCATCATCGTCTCGACTATATTCGGAATCATCATCAGAGTCACTCTCCTCGGATGGCTCTACAAACTCATTTCTACACATAGGGCATGAAAACCCATTAAAATTTATATTCTTGAAAATACAAGAAGAGTGAAATATATGTCCACACTCAGTTGTAGTACAGTTCTTGTTTCCACAAATCTCATCAAAGCAAATAGAGCATTCGTTTTTCATAACTTGTTCTGTCATTTTTTAAAATCGGTTTTTAAAAAGTCGGTTATTCAATTTATTTATGCTTTCAACTATACATAAAAAATCCATTTCAATTTTTATAAATCTTATAAAAAATTTATAAAATCTTTTTAAAAACTTTATAAAAACTATAAAAAAATTATATTTGTTATGTCCCATAAATTATATAAAAAGTATGCTTGTTATAGTATACATTATATAATGGAACATACACATCAATTTTCAGACCCATTGAAAATCGCCGTTATTTATACAGGCCAAGTAAGAACAATGGAACATACATTACCATATTTTATTGAAAATGTCCTCAACAATAACATTTCAAATCCAAGTAAAGTAAATAAAACCGTACACGTATTTGTAACATTAGAACTTCCTAACTCAGAAAAAGAAAAAAAATACTTTGAGTCGCTTCTTATTTCCAACATGGGTGACCATATAAAATCGCTTGTTTGGTTAGATAGAAATAACAATGAATGGATAGAAACAAGAGAAAGACTACTTAGTAATATGAATATATATGAACAAACAAAACATTATTTAAGGACATCTGGGTCAATGATAGAGCACTACCAAACATATATATGTTATCAACAAATGAAATCTTATGAGGACTATGTTACCAAGGAAACAGGTATTGAATATAAGTATGACTTTGTGGAAAGAGTAAGAACAGATATAGTTATTTGTGACCCATTGGATTATCACTGGATAAACATGGATAAAGAAACAATTATAAAAAAACTGGATAAACAAATATCTTTTATGAAAAAAAAAGAACCTTTGGAAAAAATAAATACGCCATACAAGTTTCATAGCAGTCTGGTCGCTTATTTTATGACATCTCTTGTGAATGAAGACCGTTTTCAAATAGATGAAACACAATTTATAGACCCAACAAAATATAGAGGAGATGTTTCTTCCATTATTACACAAAAAGATGAAGAGAAAATTATTCAAATACTGAACAATAACAGTGATGAGTATTGTATAAACTTGGATGAGTTACAAAACTACATAATAAATGGTGACTATATTATAATATTCCGCACCAACCTTGTATACTTTACAAATCGTAGTTGCTTTGAAAAAATATATAGACTAGGTATTGAATATGGATGTCACAACTCACAAAGAGAACCAGCTTACTTTTGGAACAGTGAAATGCAGTTTCAAACTATATGTAGTGATAATAATATAAGTATATTCAATAGTGATAACTTTATAGAATCGAAAAGTTTATATGAATATGAAAAATCCAACTATTTTGATGAGAATAATCAGTTGAAAAGAAGAGACGACTTGTTTTATTTTATAATGAGGTCTTTTTAATAAAATATGGATTGTATTGATATAAAGTTATAAAACTTATAAAATATACAAATAATATATATGTCTTCTTCTGACATTACAGATATAAGAAAAGCAAGGGCATTGAATAGTTCTATTTATTGTCCTGGTCCTCCTGGACCACAAGGGCCACAAGGACCACAAGGTCCTATAAGACCACAAGGAAATGTAGCAACAGTAGACGCTGTTTATGGAAATGACTATACTGCCTCTGTAGGTGGTTCTTCATTTCGAACTATAAATGCAGCAGTTTCTGCTATATCTTCAGGACAAACAGTATATATTCTTCCAGGTACATATAATTTATCCTATGGAATAACTATTCCAAATGGAAGTTCCATTCGTGGAATGAGTAATCAAACTTGTATTATTCAAATGACAAACGTAGTATCAGACACTACACTCGTAACAATGGGTACTAATACTCGTTTAGAAGATGTTACATTAAACCTAACATCTACAGGACATTATACTTTAATAGGTATTACTTTTCCAGGTACAACTTCTACAAATGCTAAACTAAGAACTTGTGTTCTAAATGTAAATAACTCAACCGCATCTACAGGTGGGACATCGAATGTTTATGGTGTTTTATGTAATGGTACAGGTAACTTAACCAGTGGTAGTTTTTCTTTCAATTCGTTAAAAGGATCTACTATAAATGTATATTCAAATGGCGGTGGAAATAAAAGAGGTGTACTAGTTTCTAACACAAACATAGTAACAACAAGAGATTTGAACATATATGTAGCACAACCAACCGACACAACTTCTACTGGATCATATGTAGGTATTGAAACAAACGATCCATCCAACACGGGTTCAATACAACTTCGTAGTACTACTACTGGTGTAGTATATCCAACAGGCGGTCAAGCGTATACAGCATCCGATATTTTACAAACAACACCTTCAACTATTTCAGACCCAACATATTTAGCCAGCCCTGGTATTCAAATAGGTCCTGGAACAGATTTGGTAACGAAGTCGGCTGGTGGAAAAGGATTTAGTACATATATATATCCTACAACTGTTTATTATGGGTTGAAAGGTAATATTTCAAGTGCAGGTTCGGGTGGATATTTATGGCCTGGAACACAACAGATTTCAGCTGGTACTTTTCCTGATCCTGGACTTCCAGCAGCATATTATCGTGTTCAACAACCAAGTTTGATATCTGGAATGTCTGCGTCATTGAATATAGCACCTGGTAATACAAGTACATTAACATTATCAGTATATATTTTACCAGTAACAACTCAACAGACAACAGCGGCAACATATACTGGGTCTATAACAGGTACTACACTGACAGTATCAGGTTCTGTCACTGGAAGTATTGCGGTTGGTCAATCTGTATCAGGAGTAGGTGTAGCTATAAATACATACATAGTATCAGGAAGTGGAACCACCTGGACTATTTATCCATCTCAAAATGTCGCATCAACTACTATGACAAATGGTTCTCCTTCTTCTACATTTACAGGAAGTATTAGTGGAACCACATTAACAGTAACATCTATTACATACGGATCACTTGCGATAGGTCAATATTTATCAGGAACAGGAGGAACTGTAACGACAGGAACAACTATTACAGCACAGTTAACAAGCAATACATGGACGGTTTCACCTTTACAAACCGTAAATAGTACAACACTTTATACAACAGGGTTAATAAGTACTCCATTTACTGTTACATTTTTACCAACAGAAACGCAAAAATCGTTTTATAACGCATCTACACGATGTAACACAGGTGATAGAGTTATACTTTATTCAAGTTATACAGGTGGTGGTTCAAACGCAGCACATGATATTACAGCACAAATAGATATGTTTTAAAAAGTGGTATTCTATTATAATTGAACATAATCAAAAAATAATTTATAAATAACTATATTGGTAATTCTTTATAAAATGTATTATATATATGGGCTCAGGTGTATTACCAACTACTATTCATAAAGGAAAACTCTACTTATTATTCGGCAAAGAAAACGAATATGAGGATTTCCAAGATGGATATTCCGATTTTGGTGGAGGAACAGATAATAACGAGTCGTTTTTAGAGACCGCCGTCCGTGAAGGAACCGAGGAAATAACTGGATTTTTGGGTTCGTTTGAAGATGTTCGAAAAATGCTGAAAAAACACGGCACCTACAATATAGATTATAACTCAGAAACACATAGTACATATAGAACGCATATCTTTCCTATTGAATATGACTCCCAACTACCTTATTATTATAATAACAACCAGCGGTTCCTACAAAAGAAGTTGGACCCAAAAGTTATTCGTGAGTCCAAAATATTTGAAAAGGCGGAGATAAGATGGATATGTGCAGACGATTTGATGAAAATGAGGTCAAAGTTTCGTAAGTTTTATCAAAATATAGTGACAACTATCTATGAAAAGAGGGGAGATATTTTCAAATTTATAAAGAGGTCTTTGGGTAAAAACACAAATAGAACGAATAAAAAGAAATTCACAAGAAAAAATAGTAACAGAAAAACTAGAAAAAGTAAAAAAATATAAACTTGAAAATTGATATATAATTAACATAGTATGTTTATTACATATCCATATAAATACATATAACTATCCATATCTATACATATAAAGATAAATAAATATAAAAAAGAATGACAAACTTATCTAATATCAAGCTTCACCTTACAACAAGCAACGGTACTTTATTTGAATCTAACCCACAGTTATGGGAAATATCCGGGTTTTTGAATGAGTTTATAAAAGAAGCCCTTGAAAACATGGAAGAACAAAACGAAGAAGTAAACTATGTTCATGTACCTCTAGAAAATATATCAAACGAATGCTTTGTAAAAGTAGTAGAGTTTTTGGATATATATAATGATAATCCCAACTCCTGGGTTAGTATAGAAAAACCAATAAAAAGCACGAATGTTTATGATATTGTTCCTACCATATATGCAGATTACATAAACGAATTGTCAGAAGAAGAAGTGGTAAAACTAGTATCTGTGGCTGACTACTTGGATATAACTCCGTTGATTGACCTAGCGTCTGTTAAGATAGCTACTTTATTAAAACCTTATTATGATAATGGTTCCAAAGAAGAACTTCGTAGAATTTTAGGTATAAATATATAAATATTTATATTGATATAAAGTAGTGTTTAAGACATAAGATATTTGAATATGAAGAATATAAACAATATTGTAAATAAAGTAAGAAATGTAAATGAAAAGAACATAAATATAAAAGAAAGACTTATGCGTAAAAAGCCTGAAAATGAAAGAAAGTTTATACAAATTATGACAAAAAAAGTAGAAAGTAGAGAAATAACAAAGGAAAAAATAGAGGAAAACCCAGTAACTATACTGAAAAAACCACCATTACAACAAGTTGTACAAAGTAGTATAATAACTAAACAAAATATGAGTGATTTTTTTAATGGATTGAAAAACTGTTTCAATGCGGATGCTGATACAGATACGGATACATATAATAATAGAAACGAAACAAACAATACTTTTATAATACTTTCTGAAAAAGAAAGGATGGATGATACCGAATGGCAAGTATTTTCCTCTAATTTTTCAGTAGAAGAGTTGGAACACATAAAAAATGTGTTTGTTAGAATGTATGATGATATTGATAAAACCAATAATTCGCTGACTGATTGTGAAGTAAATATGAAACTGGTAAATGTATACCAGCCTGTTTTTGCTTTCCATAAAAACGCAAATGGTTTGGGTGATTTTATACGTGGTTGTTATTTTCTAATGCAGTTTTGTGAAGAAGAACAAATAGAGTTTGACATAGATATGTCTTTTCATATGATAAGCAAGTATTTACAAAAATATGTTTTTAATGAAACTGTAAATAATAATAAACTTGTAAAAACAAAAATATACAACAGTATTGTAAAGTTTGAAGAGAATAATTTTTTAGAGAATATCAGTCCAGAAAATATTATTCTTTCAAGACAAAAAAATAAAGAAGAAGTAAATAACAAGTTTATCACTTACCTGAATAGCCAGCCATTTTTTTGTAATTATTTAGATATGGATATGAATATGAATATGAATAATATACATATGAATAAACCTATTGATACAAAGTATATATACACTGGAACATTTCCATTTTATAATATAAAAAAAGAACAAAGAGAAAGGATGAAAAAGGAACTTGAACCATCCAATGAAATAAAGTTAGAAGTAAAATCAATCATGAACAGTTTGAACTTAACAGATGGCAAGTTTGTAGTGATACATATTCGTTGTGGTGACACATACTTGTTAAACAAAAGTCGTTTATTTTCCAAAGACTTTTTAGAAAAAGTTGTCAAGGAAATAAAAGAATGGGTTCTTTATTTACTGAGTCAAGGTTTTTCTATTCAAAATACAAGTTCAAAGGAAAAAATGAACGATAATAAAGAAGAAATAGGATTGTTTGTTACTGCTGATAATAATTATATCAAAAGATGGATAATAAAACTTTTTCCTTATATGAAGACACTTTTTTTAGATATAACTCATGTTGGTGAAGGCGAACAACTCGAAGAAGAAAAAGTGAAAAATAATATGATTGAACTCTCTATTATGTCGAAGTCCAGAGTTATTTTTGGGTTATCTACTTATAAACACGGAACAGGGTTTAGTAAATGGTGTGCAGAAACCTATTCCATTCCATATGTATGTAAATATATATCTTATGGTTTATGACTTTATAAAATATAAATAGTAAGGAATATTTATATTTTTTATAACTTTTTTATAACTTTCACATTTTTATACACTGTTTTGTTTAAGCCTTATTCAACTTATGTTTGTTTTTTTAGTTCATCCACTTCTTGTTTTAACTCTTGTATGGCTTTTACCAATACAGGTATTAAACTTGCATAAGATACTGTAAAATTCTCTGGATTTTCAGTTGAAACTAGACCTGGAACAGAAAGTCCTGTTTTTTCTTGTAATTCTAATAACTCTTGGGCGATGAAACCAACACAATCCGCTTGTGTTTCTTTTAATGTAAACTTGACTGGGTTTATTTGGTCTACAAAGTCTATACCGGCAATAAGTGGTTCAATATTTGTTTTGGCTCTTCTATCAGATGTTGAATTGAATGAAAGTGCTTGAATTGTACCATTTGAAGTAATGTTAGTATTAGTTGTTGTAACAGTTAGACTACCCAGTCCTGTTATATTTTTAGAGTTACCAGTTATATCTCCTCCTAGTGTAAAAGCATTTATTGTACTTGCATTCACATTCGCAAACGCACCTGTTGCTCCTACTACATATCCACTTGAACTCAAAAAGTTAAAGTTACCCGTACTTCCATTCACATTCGTAAACGCACCTGTTGACCCTGAAACATATCCACTAACATTTACATTCGCAAAAGCACCTGTTGCTCCTACCACAT